AAGCGGCTGGCGAAGTCGGGACCGTTTAATTACATTATTCAGTTCCACTTCCCCCTTGATAATTTTACTATAAGAGTCATTACAATACTTAACGATGGCTTCCTTTTCTTCAAATAGGGAAATCATCTTTAGTAGGTTTTTCTGATACTCTTTAGCAAAAGCTGTTTCATTACTCTTCTTCATCTCAAAACCCATTACGAAAAACTTATTCTCACTGAGGAAATCCCCATCCTTCCAAGAAAGCCAACCGCAGTAGCGATTCTTTTTCTTGGTTAGGAAGAACTTCTCAGCAAACTTTTCAAACTCTAGTTCCACAGGGTCGCGGAAGACCTCGCGGCTGATGTAGTGGTTAAGTTTCTCTCTCAATTGGTGCGCGTCTTCAACATCGCGGACCTTGATAAATACGGAGTCTGTGTGTCCGTAGATAACTTCGTAGCCGAGTTCCTGTGCTTTAAAAGCAGTAAGACGCATAGCACGGCGAGCGGAAGCAGTAATAGACTTAGCCATTTCCATATCTCCCCAACCGTAACCGTCTTTTGCGAGGATTCCGTAGAAAGCATTGACGGCTCTTTTCGTAGCCATCTGCGCTGAGTTCCACTTTCTCTTTTCTTCATCGGTCGTGGCCTCCTTCATCAATTGTTTGTATTCGGCCCGAAGGTCCATAATTTCCATAAACGCATGAGGGAGTAGCACCTCTTTAACTTTGCTGAAATGAATGCTCGGTTGTCCTTCGTAGTCAGCCAATGACTTCGGAGTGTTCCACCAAACGGGGTAGCCACTATCACTTTTGGTTTCCCAAGAAATGTTATTGCTAGCCATCATCGTTGGGTAAAGAGATTTGAAGTCAAAGATAGCCACATTTTCATGCAAACCAAAGGTGCTATATTGAGCAGGGTCCATCACGAAAGCAGCCTCGAATTTCTCTTTATTTCCCTTCACTCCCGTTGGGGGAATCCAATCCGCTTTACGCATGAAATACATACCACCCATTTGTGAGTTGTGATATGTGTTTCCAAACGGGCAGACAATCAGCCGTTGAAGAGCCATCTGATTCTCCGATACGTTCATCACTTCATCAATCTTAACACACAGTTCAACGTCCACCATAGCGTAGTCAAGATAAGTCTGCGTATCTTCTAACCACCCACGCTCGTAAAACTCCTGCCCCTCAAACTTCTGCGACACTACTTTCTTCTCACCCAATACGCGAGAGGAACAGTAGTCGAGAGAAAGGGAAGGGAGGGTTCCCATTTGTGAGTCAATCCAAAGACGTTCAAATCTGTCCATTAGGCATACAGTTAGTCGCCCATCAATCACTTGGTCGCTGTTGTAATAGCGGTCAATTTTGAAGTCAAAACTAAACTCGCGGTTGTCCTCATCATCCTTCTTGTAAACGCCCTTCACTTGATTAAGTGGGGACATATCCAACGGGTCAAGTCCACAGGCAATCATTCGACGGATGATGAAGGGAATATCGTAACCCATGATAAACCAACCGAGAATCATGTCGGGGTCTTCGTATTCAATCTTACGAAGAAAGTCCCTGAACATATGCTCTTCGGAAGCGTAAACTATAAGTGTATAACCCTCGGCCACTAAGTCGTGTTCATGTCCTTTAGGAAACCAAGTCATTACAGTGTATTTGTCTGTATAGTTATCATACAAACTGAGGACTGTAACCTTGCCGTCATGTTCACCACCCACTTGAGTTTCAATATCGAAATACCACTTACGCAGTTCGTATTCGGGAATCTCGGTTAAGCAATCAAGGGAATACAAGCGAGAAACGTCCACGTCTGCTTGATATGTTTTTACACCCTCGTTCTCAAAGTAGGTCTTAACATTCCAACGGTTATCAGGGTTGCCGTAATATACGCGGGTAAGGGAACGTCCATCGAGATTCCTCCACGTTCCTCTAACCATTCTAATGTTGTAAGACTTCTCGCCAAAGCGAGTCCTTGCTACAATGCGGTTTGTTTCTCTATGAGAACCGCTTTCGATATAGAAATAGGGTTCAAAACTTTGCTCTTTCACTACTCTCTTCTTCTCCGCGTCCCGATATCTCAGGCACACTTTTTGATTCACTTTGTTGTAATCTATAATCATATTCAATTCCACCTATTTTAATTCCATCACCGCGTAGCGTTTCTTCAAACGCATACTTCAGCGTTTCGATAAGGTAGGATGGTGAATCCCACCTTTCGTCTGTATCAATCTCTATGTGTAGGGTTAGTTTCATACCAAATCCTCAGAGATTAGAAGAAGGACAAGATATCCCATTAGGTCTAAAATGGTGTCCTTCTCATTCTCAATCTGCATATTCCCACGGAACATGCGGTTGAGTTTATCGTCAATGCGGATGCGAATACCCTCAGAAGCCTTACCTTTACTAAAGATACGCACGGGGTCTAGCGCAGAATTTCCATAGGAAAGATTCTTCGCATGAAGCATCGCTTGAATTTCATCTAATACTGCTTGCACCTTATCGTTGAAATCATTCTCCATTATTACACACCTCTCTCGAAAGACAATAAGTAAGACAAGTTTCACAATAAGCTAGTCCTACTTGTTTAGCCATAAGGTCAACGAATTCACTTTCGCGGGTTTCCATAACCCAAAGGTCTTCTTTAGTGTAATCTGAAATATGTGAGCGAATAACAGAAAATGTTTTACGCATACCGTTTTTACCATAGTCACTGTAATTTTTTACAATCATCCTTCATCACCGTCGTCGTCGTCGTCATAGTAGTCGTCCTCTAATAGTTTAGCAAGACCTACTAACGCTAATGCCTTTCCTAACATCACTCTTCCTCCCGTGCTGCAATCATCATCTTCGCTAACATTTCTCTCTGACCCATGCAGTATGCTAACTGAATCTTGATGCTATCCCCGTAGCCACGAAGAAACTCTTCTTCTGTTCGGTTGATATCTTCTAACATTTCGTCAATTCTCATCTGTATAAATTTTAGTGTTGTTTCTAAACTCATTTCGGTTCCTCCCGTGGTGCGCGTAAAATTGTGACCTCATCGGTAGCAATAACCAATGGGCGGTCGTCTTCATAACACAAAGCAACGCGTGGTGCATCTGTGTAGCCAAGAATCTTTCCAACGGGAAGCGACACTTCAACTGTAGCGGGAAGTGTAGATTCAGTGCTAGTCCAAATAGGTGTAGTAACTTCGTGGGTATTAGTCTTAGACGAGATAGTAAGACCCTTACCATCAAAGTCAAGTTTATACACCGAGTTACCAACACGTTCTGCTAGGTTCATAGCGTCAGAAAATTCTTGAGTTCTAACCAAGAAGCGGCTCTTCATTGAAAGTAGTGGAGTCACCTTGATTGATTCGTTCTCCTTAATTGCATCGTAGTCAAGGTTATACAAAAATGGTTTTAGCTTCATAACAATGTTAAGATGTTCTGAACGCATTACTGAAGGGAAGGTAACGATTGAACTGCCAATGAGCATCTTAATCTTACCTTCCTTATGAATAATGGTTGCATCACCATCTGTTAGATAGTTAACCATCATATTGCTATCAACGCAGAACACACCTTCTTCAGCCTCACATTCATGGCGATAAACTACAAATGTAGATGGGTCACCATTGTAAAAGTAAACCATATTTGGAGTCGCTTCAATGTAGACTTGAGAGGATAGCCCGCTAACCTTACTCGTATAACCTTGATTGTATTTACCCCGCAGGGCAACAATCTGTAAAATATTCTTCAGTTCTTTACTATCAATTGTAAACTTCATATCATCACCTTTTAGGCTCATAAACACTAAGATAATAGCACCCCTATACGGAAACGTTCTCTCTAATCAGAGAGTGCCGTTCTTGATTTGCTCAAGTCCGACCCAATTAACGTCGCCGTCTGTATTTTCAAAAATTTCGAAGGACTGTCCTTCATTCTCCGCGTTGGTCTTACTCTTAACGACCTTTGCGAAGAGTTTCGTCGTCTTACCCTTTTCCTCGCGTCGGGTAATGATGTGTTGCCAAAGTTTAGCAGTGGTGGACTTTTCCCAATCGGGCTTCATCCCCACAATATCGAAGCCATCGTGAACTTCCTTCATGTGTGTGATGAAGAACTTATGGCAATTCAATTGGCAAGCAGCCTTGAAAAGACGCTGATATTCCTGCGTCCTCGCAAACCACTGAGTCGGGACCATCTTCACTTTATCAGCGGCGCGAGGGTCGCCGCCCTTAATGTGATTAAGACGAGCAATCATGTTTGTTGTATCAAGCCATGTGTCGAGGCCATCAAATACAATGGCCTTAACTGCCTCTACTTCAATCACTTCATCTTCAAAGTCAATCTTCTTTGTTTCAATGGCTTCCTTTACCATACCCATGAAATAACGAGCCATGTCTGCGGTTCCTAAATAGTCCACAGTCATGTCTTCGTTGTAAACGTGGGGGTTGTAAATAAATACCTTATCATCAGAAGACCAATGTTGCCGCCAAGTAGGTTCTGCACCTTCGTCAAAGTCGAGGACAAAAACCCAATGAGTTTTCTTCTCCTCTTCTGTTCGACAATCAATAGCCATACCTGTTTTTCCTGTGCCGGGGTCACCCGAAATACCACAGATTAGATAGGCAGACTCTTGATTTAGCAACTGTCGGCGTTGAGTAAATGCCTTCGCCTTTGCTGCTGCAAAACTGCTTTTATCATCTTCTTTCTTAACTGCACTTAGCGTCTTTGACGCTGTTCCTTTACTGTTTCCAATACCCATTATCATTCCTCCTTAAATTCATCAATTAGGTTATCTAGTTGGTTTTTATGCACAATGCGTGTGAACATCTTTCCACTCTTCATGTGAAAGCGAACAGAATATGCCTCTCCGCCATCGTGCTTCCACTCGATAGACTCAACCTCTTTCATATCGAGCACAATCTCATTCATTTTAACAATCATTTTAATCACCTGAGGTTTGGGCCTCGCACCCAATCGTATGTCTTTCAACCGCCACATATACACGGCTGATATTATCGCTGTATCTCTATGCCGATAATATCATGGAGTTACCTCAGAAGAAATCTACTTCGTCGGCGTTTGCCTCCGTAATGCCTTCAGGTGCGCCAGTTGCAGTTCGCGCAAGAACACCATAAAGGTTGATGCTTACGGGGTTAAACTCGCCATCAATAGGCATCCCATCATCGTCCTTCTTTTGTGTCTGATTTGTGCGACCTACAACGATTACATCAGAACCGACACCGAAGTTAATATCAACGTGAGAGGGAATCCAAACAGGGGTTGATTCGGGAATGTCCTCGTCGGAGAAACCGTAGTTTGCATCCACAGGTTCAATCCACATAACGCGGTTGCCGGTCTTTTCATTAACAGTTAGGTTCATTGAAGTTACGATACCATCAGTAACAACGAGGCGGTAACCCTGTTGTTGTTGAATCTGTTGGTGGTAGTCTTCGAGTTCCATTAGGTCAGCGAGATATTCAGCCATGTTTGAAACGAGGCCGTCCTCAAAGTCCAAAGTAGAAACATCGAACCAACGCTCATCATCCTCATCGAGTGTATCAATGTATTGGATGGATGCGCGAGTCTTCCCACGAATACCGTAAATTGCTTGACGGTCCTCGTTAAAGATACCGTAAAGACTCACGGGACGGAAAGTTTGAACGCTGAAGTTCTTTGCCTCATCACCCTTCAATTGAACAACCCAAAGACCGGATTCTTCACCAACCTTGTTACCTACAAAGTGGGCGCGAACAACCCATTCTTCTGCGGGTAGTGGCTTACCGTAATTCTTATTTGCATCACCGGATGCCCAAGACTTTACAGCATCAAGAGGAACAATCCAACGGTCCTCCCCTACTTCAATAGCGGAAGCGTGGACTTGAGGAATAACGCGGGTTTCCCACTCATCGTTATGAACGCGGGTTGCCTCGTATTGTCCGTCCTCATTTACTTCAACAAGGCCACAAAGTCCGTCTTGAAGGGCTTGGTTCTCATCAGCACGGAAACGGGAAAGGACGTTCTTCCTCTTCCATTCCATTACATCGCGGGCAGGCTGAACGGCTACAAAATAACCAACGCCTGTATCGCCATATCCTCCACCACCGGAGTTTCTAGCACCGGCAAGACGACCACGGGCATAATTCCGTGTAAGAGTTAGAGCAACCAAAGACTGTCGCTCGTCCTCCACATCAAGGCCGTTTGAAGTAGCGATTTCTGCATACTTCTCATTCATCTCATCATTTTCCATACCTAGTCGCTTTGCTAGGCTACCTAGTTCTTTTTCAATTCTTTCTAGCATTTTTCATACCTTCCTTTGTTTTTTCTCACCTAAAATTCCCTACAAACCAATAAACTAAGACCTTCGGTGTTACCGACCGGCCCCTCCATTCCATTTCTCCTACGCAGTGGGCGACCTTAAACTTCTCGCTCACCTCCATATCCATTTGTGTTACAGCCTGAAGCAGTTTTGCACAGATATCCTTTACAGAATGACCCATCAAAACGAGCCGCTCAAGGAAAGATGCGGCTTCATCAGGGGCAGAAGTTAGATTACGGATGCAAGACTTGTATGGAACAAGATTCTCAGCGTTGATATTCTCAGGTGTTTTGCCTG